CAAACCCCATATCAATAAGCTTAAACAAATGATCAAAGGATTCTGAGATATGCCAAACTGCCGCTGCACAATCCTTTCGATGGGGCCACTGTTTTGCTAACTCCAGGTTTTTTTGTTCCCCCCCGTCGATGACATCAGGAACTACGGCCCAGTGAGGATGACCTAATCGTGGTTCTACCCACTTGTAGAATTTTTCCCACTCCACTGTCTTTCCTTTCGTAAAGAAACCAAACGAACCATTGTCCCACATCACACTTTGTCCGATATTCTGACAAACATCAGCGTCCCGATGGTCAGTGAAAGACACGCAAAAGTTTTTGCCGCCCATCGACCATAGTTCTCTTCGAGGTGTGATGGGGGTTCCATGATAGTGGATCAAAACGGAATTTCCTCATCCTCATAAGTTATTTCCTGAAGTTCAATTTCCCCTTTTACAACTTCAGGTACAAACCACACACGGACTTCGCGCCAAATATCCTTATCGTCCTTAAAACGATATCTCTTGTTCCCCGTACCACCACTATTCATCTCCTTAACACGTTCCGTAATCTGTCCTCTGGTGTAGTGGACGAAACCACTCCGCTTTAAAAACTCCTGTAGCGCACTTAGTTTGAAATAGGTGTACCCTTCCTCTGTCCAAGGCTTGCCCGTAAGCAACTCTTCTGGAGCGTGAGCTCTGATACGGCTGGTACAAAACATTTCCATAAGCTCAATAAACTGACCCTTGTGTGTTAATTCTTCTGGCACTGGGATACGTGTCGCTGTATCCAACAAGTTGTCTACCAGGTCCCGCCAATCAGCTTCCTTCATCTTGGTCGGCATACGGTACATCTGTTCCATGCAAGCCCGTTGGAACTCCAGTTGCATCTGTAGCTGCTTTGTCGAAAGTTCCAACCTGGAACCATCCACGTCTACAAACCAGACCGGCGGTTCTGATTCCACTACGGTTAATCCGCCAAGCAAAGGAGTCGCCCCGTTGCTGTTGCCCACTCCGTGCTTTCTCGTTCTGCACAAAGCCCGATTACAGTGACCATGCAAAGGTTCCATTTTGCACGTATAGTAGTAGTCCTTCTTGTCCAATTGGTTCTGGATCGTCACGATTTCTCGTGCGGCCACAGGGGGATTACAATACTTCTGGTTATGTTCTTCGAGCAAAGTTTTCCAATCATTAGGACTCGCCAGCCTGTAGTAGACACCAAGGTTAAGTAGCGTATTGTTACGTCCCCCTTCCGGTATCCCCGACACTGTTAATTGTTGTAAGCATGGCGGTCCATGTGGCAGCACAATCTCTTCCGTTCCTATGCTGCATTCCGCTAATTCCTTCGCACTTTGTCTAAGCGACTCCGCACGATCCAGGAAGTCCTCCAAGCTGAGTGACTCCCCATCTGGCGCGAGAGCATACCGCGTTGAGTACTTGCTGTTATGGTAGGGAAGATTAATGAAATTCCCGACATCTCCGCGCTCCACGATAACTTCTTCCTGCTTGGGGAAAATCTCGCAGTTGCCAAAGCCCAGTGCCGATGCAAACTCCGCGAGTTTGTCCCGCATGTCTGCTGCGGAAATAAATTCGGTAAGGAATAAGAATAAATGTGCTCCCCCCGATTTACTACGACAAGTAATCAAGGGAAGCTTCATCCTCTCTACCTTCTTGTAGAGAGCAATAAGATCCAGATTGTAATCGTCAATGTCCAAAGCACCAAAGCGGCACTTGTTCTGTTCGTTAATGGGGATGGAACCAACACCGCGCTTACCGTCAAAGTGATCCTGGATCAGGTCAAACGTCAGTGGTTCACGGATAATCTCATACTTGGCTTGGGTTTTACCATGCCTGTGACGATTAAGAACTTGAGATTGACCGTGAGCTCCGTTGCAACCTAAAAATAGTTCTAGAAACCTCTGCGTACTCATCAGAAAAAAATGCCCACCTGATCTTTCCTAAATGGGTCAGGTGGGCTCCCCCCTCAGAAGGGTAAGTCGTCTGAAGAAGTCTCACTCGCAGATTCCGCAGCAGGAGATGCTGTTTCCACATCCCCCTTTATAATTCCTGCATAGAACTCTTTTGCTTGGTTGAAGTGGTCCATCGACTCTATCCGCTTTTCCAAAGCAACGGACCAAGTGGTCCAAGATCCTTTTTTATTAGTTTCTGAAGTCGTCTTAAGGCGGTAAATGTTGGCAAACATAGGCAACGGACGCCCGTTATGGGTCTGTAGCTGCATTATAGTGTTCCATTGCCGACTTCTCTTGAGTTTGGTCCTCGTCATTCTGATCAAGGCACGTTGGAGAGTACCGTCGCCAGTAAAGAATAAAACATAATGGTTTGCTGTTTTCTCACAAATGTTGCCGTTGGGGAGAATATCCTCATAACTGTCCTCCTTTCGCGTTGTCGTAGCATATGTTTCTTGGGAAACTTCACCCACAGGATAACCGCCCCGTTCTGGTAGCCACTCTGTATAACCCAATCGGTAGTAGACAGGAATTACCAAAATTCCTTCGGTACCACTCCATATTACTTTTGTTACGTCGTTGAAGATCTGTCCAACTTTTAAATCTTCCATGTATTTGGAATGGCTAGGCTTCATTTCGTCCGTGGTTGAATCGGCAAGTTTAAGAGTTGGTATTGACATGTCCTCATGGGTGATATCTTCCATGCCCATCCCAGCAGCAGCCGTAAATGCATCTTCAAGGACAGTGAGAGCCTTCCCGTTCGTCTTTTTTGCTACTGCTGCTTTCTTAGTTACTTTTTTCCGTGGTTGCATACTCATGATCCTTTCAACTTTGCTCTTGTTCCAACAAAGGCATTAAACAATTCCAGATTAATTTCTTGGCCCTCAACATAACGATCTTTAACCAACTTCCTTAGTGTTGCCGGTTCAACCCTTTCCCCTAGTTCAGGGTAAAGGCCGGCATCTTCCAAATCAGCTTTAATCGACTTGGCTTGGTTGTCTTGGTTAATGCCAAACTTCACAGACAGGGTGTTCTTAATCCAATCTTCACACCCGATGTCCCGTAAATGGTCCATCGCTAATTTCTTTTGGTAAGGGTCCTTTGGCATTGTGGCTTGGACAAAAGTTGTCAAACTAACGGAAGAGCCGTTAACTTCACATTTGTCCAGTCCCACCTCTCCCATTTTATCTGGAATTAATTCATTGAGATATCGGTTACGTTGCTTTTGCAGAAACGCAACTTCGTCTTGAGCGATTGTTAGACGTTTATCAAAGTCGTTGCATGACTTGATCAACTCCGACAATTCCTTGCCAGCTTCAGTTGTCAGTCCCGAAAACTGAGATGCATCCGCTGTTATCGTTTCAAAAATATCTTCTTTACTCATCTACGTACTCCCTCGTCAGGTTGTTCAGTTCTTCAATGCCGCCGCGAAGACGGATGCGAACTGGGTAGTATGCCTTTTCAAGCTTATCCCACTTCAACATGTTAACCCGTCCTGCATTAACACCAGCGGCAATTGCAAATGCAATGCCGATTATGGCCGGATCACCCATAGCCAACAGCCAATCGTCGTCATCGAACCTCTTTAGCTTCCGCTTTATATGCGCGACGAAGCGTCCGGGATTCATAGTAATCTGATCAAAAGGGGTTGCCAGGGGCGTGACTTCACCCCACCGCGCTGCGGGTAAAATATCAACACGAGGGTTTTCTTGAGTTATAAAGACAATTCCAGCCAAGATATCTTTCTCCTTTCTAATCTAATGATTGGTCCCCCCAATCCCCATCAAGAAGACCAACCCCATTTGTTTTAAACTACTTTTTTTACGATTGCAAGTATAAATGGGATATGATAGGTTGCTCCCAGAAATGAAATACAAATTCAAAACTAAGCCCTTTGCGCACCAGGCTGAAGTACTAAAAAAGTCTTGGGACAAAATCAATTGGGCATACTTCCTAGAAATGGGAACCGGCAAGTCCAAGGTTGCAATCGACAACGCTGCCATCCTGTTTGAGCGCGGAGAAATTGATACCTTCATAGTAGTGGCACCCAAGGGTGTCTACCGGAACTGGGCCAATCTGGAAATTCCAGCCCATCTGCCTGACCGCATAAAGCGGAAGGTGGTGATATGGAAGGCATCTCCTAGTAAGAGGCAGAAAGAGGAACTGAAGGCTTTGCTACTACCCTCAGAAAGCCTCCGAGTGCTTATAATGAATGTAGAGGCACTATCTAGGCCCGGTATTGGTCGCAGATATCTTGGGGAGCTTCTAGGGTCCTCTGAGGCCTTTTAGCGGTGGATGAGTCCACTGCCATCAAGTCTCCTAAAGCCAAGCGGACAAAGTCCCTTATTAAACTGGCCGCTTTGGCCAAGTACAGGCGTATTTTGACAGGGTTCCCCGTGACCCAGAGTCCGATGGACCTATGGGCGCAATGCCGCTTTCTAAACAAGAGTTTGTTAGGAGATTGCGGTGAGAACTACCATAAATTTGAGTGGCGATACGCGATTATAAAACCTCGCAGTGTGGGCACTCATTCTTTTAATGATATTGTTGGTTATAAGAACCTGGACCAACTATCGGAGCTTTTGAAGATCTTTTCCTCGCGTATTACGAAAGACGAGTGCCTGGATCTGCCGGCCAAGATTTACATCCAAAGAAACATCACACTCACGGACGAGCAGTCCCGCATCTACCAGGATCTGAAGGAGTACGCTCTGGCC